ATTACCAAGATGCTTGGCACCAATAGCGACCTGGGGATAGGTTGCTTCAGGTCCGAACTCTGCTTCAAATGCTCTTTGAGTAAAGTGTTCGTTGAGGTTATACTCATGAAACTCTCCACCCATTGACTTAAGTAGTGCTGCGATACGCTCACACTCTTGACTACCATTTGAATAAATTACTGCTTGCATGTGTCTTCTTTGTAAGTAATGGTGATTTGATTATATACTTCATCCCGATTGTCGCTATTGTATACACGACAACGTTCGATCTTAGCATCTAGTAATTTCACAACATTATCTAGTTGCCATTGAGTGCTAAACTTTTTAAATCCATCATCCATCCAAGATTTATTAGATCCTGGTGTGTTAAAATCATCCATTATTCAATACCTTTAGGAAATTCTTCAATCTCAGTTAGTTCATAGTCCCAGTCTTCCATGACTGTGTTGGCAAGGAATCTATCAGATAGCATTTCGAGTTCCTTCTCAGCATACTCTCTGCTCTCTGACTCCAACCAAACATCAACTACCTTACCCAATCTCAATTTCTTGATGTCTAACTCAGACAGTCGCTTACAGGCGTCTCTCACGGCGTTGCCTGGTGAGTCATCCACCTGTGATCGTAGTCGGATGAATACTAATGCTTTAAACTTCATGCTTTCTCCCTCTCGTCAAGTGCCTCATGAATAATTTGCTTCAACTCAATACGTTCTTCTGGTGTGAAGATTGTACGAATTTTCACTGGCATAGGATCATAACTACTTGGTTTCTTTGATTTACCAGGGAGACTCATTCCCTGTGTATCGATTTTGCTTACTTCCATAATTTTCGTATTAACCAACAAGGTTTACATAAAGAGTTTTCGTATTTGCCCTTAGAAGGGACATAACATCCAACTTGAGGACATTGATTGGCGGGAATCATATTCCCACACCCAACACATTGTGTCTCCCACATCTTCATAATGTTCTCTCCAATCTATTTGTTGCTTGATCTGGGAAATCTCTTGGTCTACTATCAGTAGCATTATCAGTTCTAGGTGAACCTTCATTCGCCTTCATAGTATGCTGATAATTAGGTCTTGGATATCTGATACAGAATGGATCAGGCATCCAGTATGTTACCTGCCATTCTTGGTCAGGACACAACTCAAGATGCTTCTCTACACTATGAGAGAAAATACCAATTTGAATGTATCCATCATGACTGACACATCTACCATTACCAATGTCAACCAGAAACAGCATCTTACTACTCATAAGACTTCTTGCTCTGGGTTGAGATTTTTCGCGAATTGCATAGGATCCTTTTCGGACTTATGAACCCAATGATAGCGCATCATTTCGCGAATAGGATCCCACATGGGGATACAGACATAATCCTTCATGTGTGTCTCGCAGCAAGTTCCTTCAGTTCCTTTGCTGTGAGTTTATCTAACTGTTCTGTGAAGTGGTCCAGTAGCAGTTGTTTGTATTGTTTCTTAGTCATGGTATTGCTTAATTAATCGTTCAACTTGTTTCTTATCAGATCCACAAGGAGCATTGCGTAAACACCTAAGAATTAGTTCGGTATCGCTAATAGATGGTTTGATTGTAAACCCCCATTTGTCAACTTCACCCTCTGTAGGTGCTTCAACGTAATCAAATTCACTTGGCATTAGTCTCGCTGTCTCCAGTCATCAGGTTTGTCTTGCTGAAACCAATTTTTAATATCATCAGCATCGGTAAATCCCGTCTTATGATTGGATGGGTCGGGATCACCTAGTCCCATCCTATTCAGAAAATCGTCTGTACTACCTTCCTCAATATTTTGTGATGCTTGGCGTCTTGCCATCTTTAACATCTCATTAGCAGATGTATTTGCCTTAGCAAGTTTCTGCGCCCAGATCATATCATCTAGTTTTACATCATCATTATTTGCGATACGTTTACAAATAAATTCTAGTCGTAGTCTATATTGTGTAGATAACATACGGCACTCATTTCCACGTAATTATTTAGAACCATGAAAAAAGGGACCCGAAGGTCCCCTTGGGTGTTCCGACTTTTGTAGAGACCGCACGAAAGGTCTCAACGTTATTTATCAGAAGCTGTACTTCAGACCCAACTTGGTGCCATAACCGCGATCGATGTTGCTATCGCCACTACCAACGAAGGAGACTTCGCCATATGCGCCCAGAGCATCGGTCAAACCGATACCAAGACCTGCCTTACCAGAAGGAACGGTGTCGCTCTCAGCACCGTCAGGAGAGACTACAGTAGCACCACCTTGGACGTAGTATGATGCGTTCTCGCCAAGAGCGCCTTCGTAACCAACGTGAAGGTCAGTTGCGGTTCCATTGTAGCTAGATCCAGTGAAACCGGAGTTGGCTTCCACGTTGACGTAGGGTCCTGCGAAAGCAGCACCAGCGGATACGGACAGGGCAGCGGTTGCTGCGAATACAGATTTGATCATTTTGTTTAATTACCTTTTTGTTTACTTGCGGAATGAATACCCGCAGATGATGGATCGGTTCGACTCCCGATCGCATGAGTTTATTATAGCACAAGACGCTGGATGCGTCAACCAGGTTATGCAAGTAGTTGCGGCACTCACCTGATTTGCTACAAGAGTAATTTATCAGAGTTGAATCCAGAAAACAACCCCCCTTGTGCCAGTTTACGATCAGTATCCGTGATTGCTTAGTTAAGTAAAATTAATGCGCCTTTGATATTCATTGCTCCTGTTGCCGTTAGGTTAGCAATACCACCAGCGGTAAGATTATAATTCAGACCTGCCTTAACACTGATAAAGTCTGTAGAATCATAAGTTTGACCACCAATTGTTGTCTTAACAGAATATGTACTATCTCTTGCTTTGATTAACGGAGGTGTTCCTGGTCCACCAGCGACAATATGCTGTTCTACTCCACCAATCCACTGCTTATAATCTCCAAGAATACTCCAGTTGATGTGTCCAGGAGAAACAATGTTTTGTGATGCTCTTGGATCAAACTGAACTTTTGTTTCTTCACTGACACCAAATGTCATTTTCTGTCCAGTAATAATTTCTTTGTCTTGACTTGCAGTTCTTTCAATACTACCAGCATTCATAATAATAGCACCACCACCGGCAGTTCCTGCTTGGATGTTGACTTGAGTCTTACCAATCAATAGCAATTCTTCTGATGCTTCGATAACAATTTTTTGTGCTCTGATATACCGTGTACCACCTGTAGTTTTCTCTACATAGTCCCCATAGCATTGAAGGTTTAATGCTTGTTTTTCTTCATTGTCATCGCCAGCATTAAACTGTAAGTTTGATCTCTGCTCATGCTTTGCTTGATAACCCCAAGAGTGAATCTGTAGTTGACCGCTACCAGGTCCCCTTTCTGTACCTCTTTCACCAGTAATTAATTTAATTTGCCCAAGATTATTTTGCACAATTGTGCTATCTTCTGGACCATCAATACGAAGTGCCTTAGTTTCACCATCCGGCAACATTCTCTCATATATTTCAGATCCTGTTAATGTGCCTTTATTCCAAGTTCTAAACCTAGGTCCACAACCATTATCCTGAGTTTCATCAGGAGTTGTGGACTTAGCAAGAGTTGTTGGATATGTGGAAGCGGATTGTGTATTCATTATGGGCAATCAACGTAACGACCAGTTCCAATCTTAGTAGAACCGATTCTAGACAGTGCATCTGTATCTAGACATGCTAGAGACGGTAATAGTTTAGCACCATAACCACCACCACCAACTACAATAATCTCAGGATATTCCTTATATGTTGTTATTCTGTCAGTAATACGAGCACCAATTACAAATCCATCTTCATTAATAATTGCTTCTGCTACATCATCTCTACCATTAATGTAGATAGTGGGTGGTTCTTTATAATCAATTCCAGGTCTAATGAGAGTAAGAGCATCGATAATACATCTCTTGCCATTATCATCAGCAAGATTTTTCTTATAACCAAAACCATTAGATTTGACACGAATCTCTGTCAAGAAACCATCTCTATCCAATAAAGCAGTTGCAGTAGCACCAATACCTTCTCCTGTAATAAAGACATATGGAGGTTCTGCCCATGGTGAACCAGGATTAGATACAGGAATATCAATTATTCCTCCGCTTTCATCTGTGATAACATCTTCGACTACAACAGTTGGTGGAACAAATGTTCCTGTATCAGTTCCGGGTCCTTCTCCTTCGCCATCATCGATTAAATCATCTGATGTAACGATTACAACATCATCAAATGCGCCGGTTCCATTAATGGTCAATCGAAGAATTTCTGCATCTTCTACAACACCATCCTCTTCAATACCTACCGTAATTTTACTTTTGTTGTCATTAACAACAACATTTCCAACTAAATTTCCACCAATGATATCATCAGAAGTTATATCATTGCCAGAAAGAGTGTAATATAAAATTTCTCCATTCACATAGTTTGTTGTTGTTACTGTATAAACAATAAATTCTCCTTCTGGACAGGTATCTCTATCTGCTGCAACACTAACAGTTTTTACAATTCCGACTCCAGTATTATCATCAATTCCATCCCCATCATCATCTGTTGGCGAAGGGTTTGGATCATTTACATCTGGTCCAGTTGTATCCCCATCACCATCATCATCAGTAGGATCAGTTACTGAAGGAGGAAAGACCTCAGGAAGATCATATATTGGATTTGTAGGAGATCCGGTATATGGATCAGATGGTTCTATTACATTCTTTTCAGTGATTGTTCCTGTAGCAAGGTTCTTAATAAATCTTGTCTGTACTGGACTTCCCTTTGCTGGTGTATTCTTTCGTATAATAATTTTAAAGTCTTCGTCCTGTTCTCTTTCAGAATCAACCAGAGTTTGAACTTGTATTGTTTTTTCTGATTCTCCTGGAGCAAACCCCAAGATACCATTTACTGGAATATAATCTTTTTCTTCTGTGGCACTACCAGCATATTTTAATGTTTTATACGTCACAGAAGATGATACCGAAATAAATCCTTTCCTAGTGACTACAAATTTAGCAATATTTCCTTCGACTACAATTACATTTTTAATTTCATATGTAATTCTTTCGGTTTGTTTTACGCCGTTATTATCAGGATCTTGGTCTTCTAGTTTTCTATTAGGACCACTGCCGCCGCCATCGATATCACTAGTGCCACCCTTAGGAACACCACCAGTAAATCCAACAGTAGTAAACTTTAAACTATTTCCTTTGTATGCATCATCACAAACATACTGGGTATAATCAGCACCGGTTGCTGGGAATAGATTATCAATATCTGATAACAACCGATCTAGAAAATCGTCTTCTTCATCTAGTTCTTGACCACCATTTGTGCATACTTGTTTATACTTGCTACATGTTCTATCAGGACCAGAGCATGAAATTCCAAGAAGATTCAAGACGAAATTAATTGCACCACCAAGAATGTTTAGTGGTCCCGCAATTGCTCCTAAGATATCACTAAGTGGTCCAAGAATTTGACTAAGAAGATCATTCATCAACGAATTAATCTTCGACATGATACCATTAACAAGAGCATCAATCTGACAAGCAACAGACTTATAAATCTGTTGAACATAACTCATTAAAATGTCTGTTAGGAACTTAGCAAGGCGATCACCAAGATCTGCCATTGAACATCCTAAGTTTGCTAATATGTTATTGAAAAATTCTGTAACTGGAGTTAGTGAGTTGCCATCTTCAGATGGTCTTAGTAATGCTTTAATTAAATCATTTACTGCTGCTTTGAGTTTTTCAATGATAAACCCCTTTACTCTAGCAACAAATTCGCTAACAACCATCATTGCTTTGTTGACATAACTTCTTGCTATGCCAATACCATTTTGCAACTGTCCTGTCGCTTCGTTGACAACATATGTACCAATGTTTCCACCATTGTTTTGAACTGCAGCAAGGAATTCTCCCATGATACCAGTCAATTGTGATGACATATCTTCGTTATCACATTTTTCTGCTTTAGACTGACACCAATCTTCTGCCTGTGCTGTTTTATTTTTTAGTGGTGCTACCTTCTTAGGTGGAACATTAACTCTAGAATTACCATCCCCATCACAACTACCATCTGGCAATCCACCTGTCGCTGTGTTTTTTCCAGTAGAGTTTCCACCTTCATCTTTTTGGATTGGTGGACCAACTGCCTGTGTATTAAGTTGTGGGATTGCTGTAACAAATGGTGGAGTATCTGGTGTTCTCTCACTGAATACTTTTGTTGCACCAGGAGTCTGTCCAATAGACCCCATGATGATAGGTTTTTGTTTCTCGGTATCCATATAGAAACCGATAACCCAACAACCAATCTCTAGTTGTGGGTGTGCTCCACCACTATTACCAGGAATGAATGGAACTGTGACAGGCATCATCACAGTTGCCCATGGCAAATCTGCCGTATCAAGGAGTTCCTTTTTACCAGGATGATCTCCTACAATACGAACTTTGAAACGATAACCACCTTTGTTATTTTTTTCGTCAGTGGCAGTTCCTTCAATTTGACCCACCCACCAATTGAACCCATCGTTTCCGATGCGCTGAGTAGGAATCAACTGTGATACTAATTGGTCCATATCAGTTAATCTTCATAAATCAAACATTCTAACTCTGATGGATTTTGATCGCAATAAAGTTCAAGTGCAGTTGGATCGTGATGATCTCCTGCTTCAATTTCTTCTTTGTGATGTTCTACATATTCTTCTAAGTCATGAAGTTCTCCTTCAATATGACGACGTTGGTTAGGAGAAGTCATAGGATTGTCAAGGATTTCTTTGTCCTTAGCAATATGAGTTTCGATATTTTCCATAAGTAATTGTTTTTACGTTTTTATTTAGTGCCGTGGTTTGATTCAATGTCCCCATACGAATCTCGCATCAATCTTAAGGTTGTTGTAAACTTACCGTTTCCGTTTGCTGCAGAGTCGTAAGTATGTGTTACTTCCTCAATGAGGTAAATGCCACTACTTTCTTGATCGTATGGTTCATCATTGATTCTAGCACCTGGTGCTTTATTTACAAGTTTTATGTTGATCTTATCACCTGCACAGATCTCTGAGTTGCCCGGAATCACAACTGTTGCCATTTGATGTTTCAATAATTCATATCGCATTAAAGACTGTGCTGCAAAATGTTTATGAAAATCACAAAATTCACTTGGTTCTTCTGATTCATCTTCTTCTTCATAAGATGCAATTCCGGGTTCATTGTACCATGATTCATGATCCAAAATGGTAGATACAATTCTAGTTGGATAATCAGAAATAGACTTATCTCCAAATTTAATTAAAGATGGTTTATTTTGTGCTCCAAGATGCTTCATGTTATCATATGCATCTTCTAAACTATAGTCATATTCATGATACTGACCTGTGGAATGATTAAAGAAAACAATAAGACTAGAATACTTACCCTTTCGCATAGCAGACATAACATCAACTTCAGACTGAAATACTGCTTGAGAAATTGTAAGTCTATCATCTGCACCATCTGATTGATTAGCTGGTTTTTCAATGTATGGACCCCATGTATTCTCTTCGTTCTCGTCTAATAAATCGTCAACGGCAAAGAAATTATACCCTCTTTTATTCTCCCAGAAGAAATATCCAGCAGATCCACTAATTTTATCTCTATCTCCATCAGATTTTGAGTTTTTTCCTGCAGATCCACCACTATCAATTTTTACACTCTTTACACATAACGATGAGATAATATCAAATGGTCTCCTATTTGTAGGAAGCATTTTTACAGCAAATTGAGTTGGTGATGTCATACCATTCAAATTTACTACAAATGGTTTGTCTGTATTCAAATCTTCCTGTAAAATTTTAGCAATAATCTCTTCTGGTTTTCCTTCCAATCTTTTCATTAATCTCACACATTCATTATTAAGTGCTTCAACAGATACAAGACCTAATGTAAATGCTTGTGTTTGGTTTTTAGCATATCTATTACCCACTTTCCACACTTGCATTACATATTCTTGTGGATCATCTGTAGAAGAAGTATCTACAACGATCTTAACAGTCTCACCACCTTGAATAGGAAGATCTGCTAACAATCCAGCACTATCAACAACCGACATTGTTCCTGCAACAAACGGACTAGTGATACCTTCAACATAACTGAAAGTTCCAACCATTTGTTTGATTTCATACCCTTCTGTTTCTCCAAGTGCTGCTATAACAACACTTTTAAGAGAAAATTCAAATGTATTTTGAAACTGTTGTGATTGTGCCATTATGTTAGAATCCTAAGTTTAGCTTCTTGGAACGCACCAAGACCTGCAGCATTCATATCAATACCAGCAGATACACTATTTGGAGTTGGAGTTCCATTTTGTTGACCGCCGCCAGGACCATAGTAATTATTAATAACTGTAGGCGATCCACCACCCCCACGATTAGCAGATGCTACTTGTGCTGAAGTTGCCATCATTTGTGTTCCAGTTTGTGGTGATGCTGATGATGCCGCTAATGCAGGCATTTTAGCAGACGCAAGCATTTTTGCTGGAGACATATCTGGTTCTGCAGCAATACCAGCAGAAGGTTTAGATCCAGACTGAGAATCAGGAGTTAAATGTCCCACCCATGTATTTCCAGATCCAGGAAGAATACCATTTCTACCTTCACCACCACCAGTGGTTCTTACATCAGTTAGTGGGAAAGGAACAGGAGTTCCTTTTGGAACAAAGATATCAACAGATCTTCCATCACCACTATGTGAATGTTGTGCTAATCCTCTTTCTACCAATCCCTTAATCTCACCATCAGACATACTTGGTAGAAAAGTGGTTCCATCTGATATAGAAATATCAGTTAAACCAGAATTTAACATACCACGAACCATCGCTGATGTATCGTTAACAACATCTTGTGCAGTACCAGTATTACTTTGGAAGTGTCCGTGAACATATCCAACAGCATTACGTAATCTTCCAGATCCACCATCTGTCTCACCAAATGTTGCCATTCCAGTTCCTTCTTTAGAACTAATCCCAGCACCAGGACTCTGACCAGGAGACACTTCAGATAATGATCCTACTTTACCTTTTGATCCTTTATCAAAGAAGAAGTTTCCACCTTTTCCTCTATTATAACGATCCGCTGGTAAACCATCACTATATCCTCTGAAGGATACCATAGATCCAATATCTTTAGCAGATGTTTGAGATAATGACCCACCAGATTTGAAGTCTTGTAATACTTTCGATGCATCGGATGCAGAACCACCACCAAATAGTTTTTGTAAAGCGGCTAATCCATCTGGTTGAGAAGCAATCTCAAGTAGTTTTTTCTTTCTCTCCTCTACATTACCACCTAATGCCGATGTAATATGACCATACTTTTTAGCTGCTGCACTATCTGCACTAGCACCGTAAATTGCAGCGGATAATGGCGAGAACTGCTCTTTACCCATAATTTGATCACCCAAAGTGCTTCCATATGCTTTCATAGAACCACCTGCTTTTGCATCAGCGGTTCTGTTAAGCATTACTTGGAATGCGTCTGCTTGGTTTTGATTGCCAGTTGCTTCCATGGTTGATAGGAATGCAGCAAGATTTTGCTCTCCTGTGCCACCTCCACCAACATTAGTGGGATCACCAGGACCACCAGGAGTATCTGGAGATCCACGAAACAAACTAGCAAATGCTCCACCAAGACCTTCAAAGAAACCTTTCAAACCTTCACCCAATTTCTCAATACCACCTTTAGTCTCAAAATAGTTTCTAAGTCCCTCTCCTTGAATTTCTGCTAGTTTTTTCTTTTCATCCAGTTGAGCATCAACAATACCTTGTCCAAATGCCTTATACATTTTTCGCGATTGTGAAGACACACCAATAGTACCACCTTGGGCATATCCACCACCAGAAGATGGGGTGTTAGTTGAACCTGCCAGAGCATTCATGCTCATTAAAGAATCTCTGCCAAACATATTACCAGCACGGTTGCTCATCACAACTTCGCCTTCATCAGCATTGATTGGCACATCATCAACTAGATTTGCCTTGCCACCTGATACTAGACCACCTTGATTGTAACCAGGATTGTTATTTGGATCTTTTGCGGGTTCTACGGGTAGAAGAGGAGGATCATATCTCTCACCGGTATCATTATCAACAAACTGTTCTTCTTGAGTAGGAGCAGATGGTCCTGAAAGTACATTTCCATCATCATCCAATAAATTACCTAATCTATCACTCTTAGGAGCATTTGCTTTTTTCTTATCGTTATTTTGATGCCATAAATGAGTGCCAAAACTCATCCCAGCTAAAATACCTGTTCCTATTATTGCAGTCCATTTTGCAGCAGGAGCAAGAAATCTGGCAGCTTTACCCAATCCTTTTCCACCACCCAATGGCATTCCAGGCAATCCTCCACCTTTGCCATCTTTTTCACCACCACCATCTTTACTCTTAGGTGGTTTGATGGCTTTCATGATTTTTTCTGGAGTCATAAATCCAGAAAGATCTTCAGCCTCTTCTAGTCCCTTTTCTTCTTTTCTTGCTTTTTGACGACTGAATAATGTATCTTGTGCTTGTGCCTGTTTTTCGGCAATATTAATGCCAGATTGCGTTTGTTTTTCTGTAGTATCTACAAGAGTAATTATTGCTTGCGTGTTTTTCGCCATTGCAGCGACAATATCAGCACCACTATCTGGTGTAATTGGTGGAGCACCAGTAGCTGCTGCTCTATCAGCAAGCATTCCCTGTTTAAACTTAGCAATTCTATCTTCTCTACTTAGATACTCTCCAGTAGAAGAATCGATTCCTTGTGTTGTTGCTTGGAAAAAAGCATCTTTATTTAATCCCTTTGATACGGCACCATCCATATCAACAGGACCACCACCTTTTCTCGCTCTACCAGTAGATCCAGCTGGTCCTAAAAGATTTTTTTCTTTCTTATCACTATTAGTAGGATTTTTACCTAGTGCAGATTCTCTAACTTCTCTCTTTACTAATCCACCTTTACCAGCAGCAAGTAGTCCTTTTGGTTCTTTAGATGCTCCAAAAATTCCACCACCTTTAGCAGTATTTTCGCCACCTCTTTTGCCAGTTACATCAAAACGCTTACCAATATTATTTCTATAGGTAGTATCTTTATCTTTCTTTAGAAGATCTTTTACACCATTAAGAAGTTTCTTACTTTGCTTCTTGCCTTGATTCTTAATGAGTTTTTCTAATTTGTCATACAACCACGGACCAAGAGGACCTTCGCCTGTTACTGGTGAATATGATAGATAACCGTGTGCCATTACTACCTTGCCGCTTTTTCTTGTTCTTGTTTGACTTGATCTAGGTATTGCATGAGGAGACTAGTGTAAACTTGTCTCTCCCAAGGCATCATATCTTCTATTTCACTCAAGCTATATTTATGGTGTTGCATCAAGGCAAAATTAGTCTTGTAATACCCCTCTAACGTATTATGAAAGAGGCTTATCCGAAAAAATTAGATAATCCTTGAATTACAACACTATTTTCAACTC